GCCAATGCTTGTTGAAATAAAGTAAAACTTGCTAATGGCATATCTTCAACAATCCAATACACATGATATTTTTTGGGAGAAGTCTCCACAATCATATGCGGTGGCAGTTCAAATTTTTTTGGCAACAACACACCATCAAGATCAATAAATACAGCCCTAACTCTTTGTATATGTTCAGTAGTTCTGCCTTTGAGATTTGTTTCGTTTACTGTGAAATAGACCCCAGCACCTTTTTGATTTAATTTTGTAAGTGTTTTTAGATGTTGTTCTATAGTTCCGTGTAGTTGTTTAATAAGTTTTTTGTTAATTCCTTTATCGCAAAAAGTTTGAAACGTATGGTGAGTTCCAAAGTAATTTAAAAATATTCCATAATGTGATTGATCGTTCATTTTTTAGTACAAGCTTCTCCAGCATTATAATTTACTAAATATTTTCCATCCATAGATTGACAATAACTTAATAATACTATTTTATTTTTATACATAACATGAATATAAGGTTGTCCGTTCCCTTCTATGTAATTTGGGTTATTTATATATTTAATAAATTCCTCTACCTTATCTGAACAAAATTCACCGATTGCTAATTGTGTAGGTATCTTTGCTACTTCTCCATTGGCTAAATGTAGTATTATCATTATTACTTTCATTTCTCTTTTGTTTTTGTGATTTTACGGCTAGGTGTTTCATCTTCTTCTAAACTTTCTTCCGACCATCTTTTTTTAGCACCCATTTTACCAGCTATTGATCGTCTTTGCCTATTCTTTTTCTGTTCTTTTCGTTCTTCTTCTGCTTTTTTACAAATTAAGTAGATTTTGCCGTCTTTACCTTTTTCTTTTTCAAATTCATTTTCTATTTTAGGGAATATTTCTTTAATCTTATTTAACGTGCAATTACACATTCTTGCCATAATCTCATAATCAAGGATTATTTTAAAGCCCCGCCAACAATGACAATGGAGTAAAACATAAGCACCTTGTTCTTCTAGTGACATTTTTAGTCTACTAGGGTCGCTTATCCAATCTCCCGCATAAAACTGAAACGCAGGAGATTGTTCATCTGTGGTTGATTTTCTCATCTATTGTTTTAATATCCATTGATATGTTGTATTACTAATTCCATCTAATAATACATCTACGTAGTAATCACTATTTTGTGCTACTTGTTTATAAGATATTAACTTCCCTCTTTGATTATGAGTACCTATAGATAAATCTATTCTAATATTTTTAACTGATTTATCTGTACTTTTTAAGGTTAAAATGCCTTTGAATGTAGCATCTTCTATAAGTGACATATTATTTCTCCTTAAATAGGGATCGTCAACTACTATCTTGTTTGAAGCTGAAGGTGAAGAAGAAGGTGAAGAAAGAAGATGAAGGGCTATGTTTAGCCATTGGCAAAACCATAGCATAGTGTCATACGTTTGCCATTGCCATTTTATAGCAATGCTATAGCAATGCCATAGCTATGCTATACTGAAGTTTATATCGGGGCGTAGGTATTCTTGTGAGTAATCGCCAAGTTTTGAGATTTGGTATGCTCTAAATGGCGGTATTACCTTCCATTTAGATACTGCGGGGTGTGATATCCTTAATTTTCTTGATAAATTCTTACCACCATATTTAGATACTACTTCCTTTTTTCTATCTACAGCTAGTTGATATTTTTTATCCTTCATTTGTTTTCTGTACTACCAAATTGTTCTTCATGTGTAATCATTCTTCTTATAAAACTTGCCATATCGTGTTGTTTTTTTGCTTGATCCACCAAATGTAGTATACTTTTAGCTTTGTCAAAATGATCTGGAATGACAGAACTGCGATCAACATTAGAAATATCCTTGATTAATCTATCTCTTTTTGCCTCTAATTCTGTGGCTAATTCTGGTAAAATTGTTGCCATAATTGGATTTACTAGCATATTGCTTAACATTAATCAATATTTATATTGACAATAGTTAAGCTGTAATCTATTAGGTTAGGTTAATTTAATAATAAATAAGGAAAAAAATATGACTAAAATAATAGTAAAAGGTAGTGAAAAAACTAGCAGTTTTCCTAGTGTTCCTGTTGGTGTTCACAAAGCCCGTTGTATTAAGGTTATTGATCTTGGTACACAAAAAAATGAGTTTGAAGGTAAGGTATCTTGGAAACCACAATTATTGGTTATTTGGGAAGTACCAGAACAAACTAATGACACATCCGAGCCATTAACAATCAGTAAATTTTATACTAAATCATTACATGAAAAATCTAGTTTTAGTATTCATTTAACTTCTTGGAGGGGTCGGCCATTTTCAGCAACGGAAGCAAAAGAATTTGATGTTGCTAAATTATCTGGTGTAACTTGTCTATTGAATGTTATTGAAAACGAAAGAGGCAAAAGAAAAATATCATCAATTATGCCTATGGCTAAAGGTGATAAAATTGCTGAACAATATCATACAAGTGTACTCTTTGATTTAGAGGAATTTCAAAATGGTAAAAAGGAAGTCTTTAATCAATTACCAGAAGGTATTAGAAATATAATCTTACGATCTAAAGAACTAGAAGGGTTAGACCAAACAGATATGGGTGATGAAAATAATGGGTCTACTACAGTTGGACAAGATCCAGTACCATTCTAATGGAATATACTAACGCATCCAATCTTCCACAGGCAATCTTACGGGCAGTAACTAACGATCCTTACTCATCCAAAGGGTCTAATATATCTGCTACTCGTTTGATTGCCCCTCCTAGAATAAGGGTATTAGAAATGAGAAATTGGGATTTATTAAAGGAAGATGTATCTGATAAGATATTTGCTTTATTAGGACAATCCGTACACCATATTATTCAGCGATCTAAACAACGAGTGGATTTATCTGAACGCAGATTATTTTATAAAGATGATAAGATTACTAATGGTTGGACTTTGAGTGGGTCATTTGATTA